GATGGTGCACGTAACGGAGTTCAAATTAATGGAAATGATACTTGGCAAGTAAGATATCCAATTATTCGTTATAATAAAGTTTATGATAATGGTTGGTATGGAATTAGTAGTTTATCATCGTTAGGAGCAGAAATATATTATAATTTAGTTTATAATTCAGCAGACTATAGTGATATTAATTTAGATTATGATTCAGCTGATGACCCTGACCATTCAGTACCAACACAAGATGCAAAAGTCTATAACAATACTTGTTATATTGGAACTTCACAACGACAAGGAGAAGCAGTAATAAGGATTGATAATTGGGCAAGTGGATGCGAAATTTATAATAATATAGCAATAGGAAATACAGATGAAAATGTAGAAGCAATCCGGGTATATCCAAGTGGAAATGCTGTTTTAAATAATAATTGTTATTATGATATTGGAAGTAATCTATCTGGTGCCTTTAGTTGGATGGGAAGTTCATTCAATAATATTGTAGATTGGCAAACGTCAAGTAATAATGATGCTGATTCAATCGCAGCAGGTCCAGTATTTACAGACACAAGTACAAGTGATTTTTCTTTGGATAAGGCAACAAGCCCATGTATAAATGCAGGTTCATTATTATCAGAATTGACAAGAGATATTGATGGAGGAGGAGTCCCAAGAGGATTAGTTCCAGACATGGGGTGTTATGAAGATGGTTATGGAGTTATTACTGTAAGTTCAAATACATTCTTAGCTGATGCAGTTAATTTTATAAGAGACAAAATTAAGAATAATGTTACAGACCCATTAGTATCATCGAGACCAGCGTCACAAAAGTTTTGTTTTACTTCATACCCCACAAGAGGTGTTACATACCCAATTGTTTCAATTGTTGATAGAGGTATAAGCCAACCACAAAGACTCGGAATGGGAAGCGAAGGAACAGCAATTGCATTAACATTAGAACTTAGAATATGGGCAAGAAATGTTAAAGAAAGAGATGAATTATTTGATGAAGTTTATACATTTTTAAGAGAAGACCAACTAGATGCAGATGGTTCTGTTAATGCTAACCTTGCAGGGTTTCAATTATTATCAGCAATAAATGTAGATGAAGAAGGAAGAGCAGGAATTAAATCGAAGGTGATGGAGGTCGCGTTTTTAGTAATATGCGATTAATTTTTATACAAATACAAGGAGGTGCAAAATTTAGATGGGCTATAAATATTTAGGTGATAATAATCAATTAGCGTTTCAGTTTGAAAGTGGTACTTATGCGAATACAAGTGGTGCGAGACAATGGATTGGTTTAGTTCAAGACCATACTCCAAGCGAAGGTGCTGGAGTTAATCCTATACGATTTCAAGGAAATTATAATAGGAATATTGGTTTGTTTACAGATGGACAATTAGAATATACTGGTACATTTACATTTTATCCACAAGATTGGAAATTTTTAGGATTTGCAGTTGGTAGTGTTAATTCAGTAGGAACAGGTAGTAAATTAATACGAGAACAAAATAGTGATGATGTAAGTGCGATGATTAAGAATCAGAGTCTTAGCAGTTTTACTTTAGAAGATAGCAAGAAAACACCAACAGCTGGTAGTAATTTTATTAGGACTACAAAGGGTTGTGTTGTTGATACAATGAAAGTTACATTAACAGAAGGTGAAATTGCAGCTTGTGAAGTTGGATATGTAGGACAATCAGTGGCATTCGGGTCTGGAGCAGTTACAGCTGTAACAGCAAGAAAAACAAAACCATATATGTGGAGTGATGTAACAATTCATTTACCGTCAGGGACAAAGCTAACAAATGCTACAGATTTCAGTTTTAATATCAATAACAATTTGGAATCGAGATTCCCTTTGAATGGTAGTAGAACAATTGAATCGTTAACTCCATTGAACCGTGATTATGAAGTAAATGCTTCATTCATTATGGACGCTGTAAATGCAAAACCATTATATGATAGATACTATATTGGCGGAAGTTCTTTCAATTCAATGATTGAAATGAAATCGACAATAGGTAGTGCTTATATTATAATGAGTGGATGTAGGATTACAGACATGGAAGTTCCAAGTCCTGTTGAGGGATTAACAGAACAAACGTGTACAATTATGCCAACAGCAGTTTCTATCAATGTGTATGATTCAATTGGGAGTTATACAGCATGGTAATAGAAATGAAAGGAGGTAAAATTGAAAGATGGTTGAAATCAATAAAGGTGATTTAATCTTTACAAGAGGCGAAGATGGGACACTCATTGCTCAAGATGTAGTATTAGAGAGTATTCCAGAAAAACCAACTGTAAAAGTTAAACCACTTACACGTGGAAAATTGCAAGAAGTCAGGCAGTTAGCACTAAGCGAAAATGTAGAAGAGAAAAGTAAAGCAGATACTGAAATTATAAAGTATGGTTTAGTATCTCCTGCATTAACAGAAGATGAACTAACACTAATGAAGCCAAACATGGCACTTGCAATTACACAGGCAATATTGGCTATTTCACTAGGAATATCACAGGAGGAAGTTGGAAAAAAGACTGAGGAAGCTATAGAAAATCAAGAATACTTACTAGCAAAAAAGTAAGTGATGTAGCTGATATGACGCTTTGGCTTCATAAAAATGGCTATAGTTTTTTTACAATACCTAAATTAACCTACGGAGAAATCGGAATGTTAGTAGATGCGCACAATCGAAAAGTGAAGAAAGAGAAACAAGAATCAGATAGAGCTAACCGAAAATCCAAATCAAAAGGAAAAAGATAAAATGGCAAAAGGAATGAGTATAGATGTATTGGGAACTAAAAGTGCTGCATTATTTTTAGTAACGAAAGGTACAAAAGTAATATCACAAGCACAAGCTGGAATTGTGCAAGCAACATTTTTTATAGAGGGGGAAATTAAAAAAAGTATAGCTCATGGAACAAATGCACCAATAGCCTTTGATACAGGATTACTTTCAAAATCTCCAGCATCAGAAATAGGAACTTTATCAGGGAAAGTATCATCAAATTTAGAATATGCAGATAAAGTTGAATATGGTACAACTAAAATGTCGGCAAGACCACATTTTAGAAATTCATTATCAAAAAATAAAATGAAAATTATAGCTTTTGTACAAAGCAAAATAACACAAATATAAAATGGTATTAAGTAGTTTACTCGCAGGAGCAGCAGGAGGAGCAACAGTAACTGTAGTTATAAATGCAATTGATAATGCGAGTTCTGTTTTTGCTGGTGTAAATAAAAGTTTATTAATAACAAGTGCTGCAATGATTGCGTTGGGTACTGCTGGAGTTGTTGCAATTGCTAATTTTACTAGTACAGCAATAGATTTTGAATCAGCATTTGCTGGTGTTAGAAAAACAGTAGACCTTACAGAAGCTCAATTTGATGATTTGAATGATAGATTTAAAGATATGACAAAGGAAGTTCCTTTAACATATGAAGAATTGGCAAAAATTGGTGAATTAGCAGGACAATTGGGTGTGGAAGGTGTTAATGATTTAGAAAAGTTTACAAAAACAATTGCAGATATTTCAGCAACAACAAATTTAACAGCTGAAGATGCAGCAACAAGTTTTGCAAGAATTGCAAATATTATGCAAGAACCTATTAGTAATGTAGATAAAATGGGCTCAGTTGTTGTTGATTTAGGAAATAATTTTGCCACAACAGAAGCTGAAATTGTTAATTTTGCTACAAGAATAGCCGGTGCTGGTAATATTGCAGGTTTTTCAACAAAAGATATTTTAGGAATTGGTGCTGCTATGAGTTCAGTTGGTGTTCAAGCTGAAGCTGGTGGAACTGCTGTTCAGAAAGTTTTAATTGATATGAATACAGCAGTTGCAACTGGTGGAGAAAAATTAGACATTTTTGCTAAAACCGCAGGAATGTCTTCAGATGAATTTAGTAAAATGTGGGAAACTAATGCTCAAGGAGCATTTGCTGCTTTTGTAACTGGTCTTGGAACACAAGGAGACCAAGCAATTACTACATTATCAGATTTAGGATTAGAAGACCAAAGACTTATTCGAAGTTTTTTATCATTAGCAAATGCTGGAGATTTAATTAATGAAACACTTAATACATCACAGACTGCTTGGGAGGAAAATACAGCATTAGTCGAAGAAGCAAATAAAAGATATGAAACTGCTAAAGAACAACTTAAAATGTTCAAAAATAGAGTTGCATTATTAGCTAATACAATGGGAGAAGTATTTATTCCTGTTTTACTTAAAGTATTAGAATATGTAAATAAATTTTTAGATTTCTTGGATGAACATCCTAAATTAACAAAGTTTGCAGCAGTAGTGTTGGGCATTGGAAGTGCATTATTGATAGTTGTAGGAGCAATATTAGCAGTTGTAGCATTAAAAGCGGTTCTAATCGCAGTGTTTGTAGCTGCAGCAGGAGCTATATGGGGAGCTGTGACTGCATCAATTGCATTTGTAGTAGCAAATATTTGGTGGATTGCTATTGCTGCACTTATAGTTGGTGCTATAATTTTAATAATTAAATATTGGGACGAATTATCTGTTGCACTTATAAATCTTGGAACATTATGGGTGAATGTTTTCAAGGGGATTGCAAATGTAGTACTTACTGTTTGGAATTTTATAATGGATTATATTGAAAGTAAAATTAATTCAATGATTAAGATGATAAATACAGTTATTAGAGGTTTGAATAAAATTCCAGGAATTGATATTGGAAAAATGAGTAATGTTAGTCTTGATAAGTTTAAAGGAAGTATGCTTGATTATACAGCATTTACAGATATGCCAGCAGATACTTCTCGTAGAGGTGAAAATTTAACAGTTGTAAATATCGATGGTGATGTAAATGGTACTGACCCTAATCAAATGGCTGCAGCATTTGCAGATGAATTAAATAAGACAATCAGATTATAAAAATGACAGTTTTTAATAAAATTAGTATTGATTCAATTATTTATACAGACGCTAATCAATGTAAAGTTAGTAAAACTACTGACCAATTTGATGCTACAAGTAGTTTTACTATTGAAATTCCAAATGATAATGGAAAATATGATGACACTTTTACTTTAAATCAAAATGTTGAAATTTGGGCAGACAAAGATATAAATCCAGCAACTACAAAGATTTTTCTAGGAATAATTGAAGATATAAAATATGAAGGACAACCAAATAAAGAAAAAATTATTTTAACTGGAAGAGATTATGGAGCAATTCTTCAAGATATTATTGTAAGTCCTCGTATTTTTAAAAATACAGAAGTTAGTAAAATTGTTGATTCTTTATTGAGTCAAAATGTTAATGGAAAAGGAATTACGTGGACAAATATTAATTCTACACTAACAACAGTTGAAAGAATTACTTTTAATAATACAAGCGTTTATGATGCTTTAAAAGAATTAGCTGAACTTGTTGGATTTTATTTTTATATTGATGTAACAAAAGATTTACATTTTGAAGAAAGAAATACAGTAAGTTCTGGTGAGACATTTGGAATTGCGAGTATATCAGACCCAGTAGCTCAATTTACTTTCAATACTTCAGGAACATATGTAACATCTACTACTGGTGGATATATTGGAAGTGTTGTAAGTGGAACTTCATTTGATGTAGGAAAAATTGGAAGTTCTGTATTTTTTCCTGGGTCTAATGCTTTTATTGAATGTAAATCACTTGGAAGTTTAATATCTCCAATTCCAGATGCAAATTTTTCAATGTGTGCTTGGGTTAATACTTTAGGAAGTAGATTTAGTGAAAGTGGTTTG